GCACCTGAAAATCTTCATCATTCAGGATATCGACTCTCCAATTCTGGAATGTGCGAGTACCTGCAATCTTGATGCGGCGACCGTAGTAGGCTTGTTCAATCACACCAACCGTGCTTTGCGGAATTTGCGTTGCGCGGCATGTGAATGAAATTCTAGCTCCCACGTTCGGTACACCAGATGGTGTATCGACAATGACACTAAAGAGCGATGGGCGGGCACCACCAAGCGGGAGGCCTGCTGATGCAAATTCTGAGACATTAAAAGCCATGTCTTATTTCCTCCTACCGCGCCTTAAAACTGACCGACGATTTCGGTGAACTCGACGCCGGTGCGGACCGCGACGAAGTTCAGCTGAATGAAATTAATCGAGCGAGCAGGCTTCACATAGATATCACCAACAAACTCATTACGGTCAATAACCTCAGGAGTATTGTTTGATTCATCACATACAACGCGGAAATCATAGATACCGCGACGGCCTTGCACATCACGCAAGAATGGTTCGACAAGATTACGGAACTGAGCGCGCGTAAATTCATCATTGAACTCAAACAGAGTGAATTTTGCGGCCGTGCTAATTGCCTTCTCAAGAGTGATAAAGAGGCGACGAACATTGATGCGGTCAAAAGCTGAGGGCTTCGCAAGCAATGTCTTATCACCAAAAAGCACCGTACCCTGTCCTGGGAATGTAGTAACAGGGTTGATACCGTTCTTATAAAGCTGATCACGTTGGCTTTTTGTAGGATTGAATGATAGCTTAATTACATTTTTGACTTGACCACGATTAAACCCAGCAGGTGAGAACCATGGATCACGCTCATTATCAGTACGAACCATTAGACCAGCTGTATCACCATTCAGCGGAACATAGCGGTATAGATCATTATATTTGTCATAGATGTATTTGTATCCGCTATCAAGGACAGCATATGAAGATGATGGTAGAAGATTACGGAATGTAATTGAATCATCAGTCTCTTTACCGATATAACTGGAATTATTAACCACATCTGCACGACGCGGAGAAATAACTGCAATACAGTCTTTACGGACTTCTGCTATATTATTAATGATATGTACAGCTTTTGTTTGATTACCTTCACCTGTAAGAATCAATGATACATCAACTTCTTCAGGATTGGCAAATTTATTATAGCCGACAATATAATCAGCAGAGCGTGGTGGAGCTCCATCACGACCTAATACAAATGATGCATTAATTGGACGAGATTGAGTACCAACACCAAAGCTTACACCAGAAGATGCCTTACCTGCATTTGTAATACCTGTAAGTTGTGATGTCCACCAAACATATTGTGATCTTTGATTGACGACTTCTTTGTAATAATTAGTTCCACCATCTTGTGTCAAAGCATCATTTGCTTTCGACACACCAGCAAAACGCTCAATTACGGTATTAGCACGCCCTGACCATAATCCATCTTCATCGGCCACAACAATATGCATCTCATCACCAGAGCCGCCTTGCTTTGACACATATTCAGATGAACCTGGAGCAGCATCAAAATAATTATAAAATTCCCAACGACGATTTACACTTGATTGTGCAGCTACAGTATTACCAACATATCTTGATTGTAGAACTAGACTTGTATTGTTAGCTACTGAAGCTACTTTTACTTCATATCTGTCAGGACCTGCAAGAAGAATGTCACCAACGCGAACTTGATTATTGAATGTTGTTGAACTTCCTGTGACAGTCGTACTATTATTAGTGAAAGCAAGTGAACCTGTCAGTGTGCTTGACCATGCATTAGCTGTAGGACAAACAGAAATACGAAGTGAATTACCAAGTTCACCTGGATATTTTGCAACCCAATTACCAACACCAGAAATACCGCTAGAATAATTTAGAATATAGTCATCATCATTTTTAATGACGGTATTTGTTGTATTGGCTGCATTTGTTATGGCATTACGTGCATTTGTAGTACTGCCAGCTTCATTAATGGCGCGAACTACAAATAGCTGATTTCCGTAACCGAGAAAGCTAGCGGCTGTAAAAAATGAATCAGCTGTGTTAGCATCTGGTCTACCAAATTGCAGTGCAAGATTGTCCTCAGTATCAATCAATACACGTTTTTGAACCGGGCCCCAACGAAAATGTCCAGCGATACCCCCGGTCGTCGTGCTTACGGCAGGGACGATCGTTGACAAATCAATTTCGCTGACATTCACGCCGGGAGAGATTTGAAATGGCATGATCATTTCCTCCTAGAGATATCTGATGTAATTTCCCATCCACGATATTTATAAAAAGCCATCAGACTCGGCTCCATCGATCAAACCATTCGCCATCACCCGATGTGCCATCTAATGACATCGGATCATCCATTGTACCGTCATCATAAAAACCAGCCGGCAACAAATCTTCGTCCATCTCCCGTAGCTTTTCCTCAGCTATACGGTGTCTAATATCTATATCAGTTAGCTCTTTAAAGAAAAGTTGCTTTGTTAGCCAACCAAATAAAACCAATGTCATCACAAGATCATCATTATAACCTTCTTCGGCCTCAAAAGAATTACCCTTTGATACGAAATTTGAAAGTTCTTCGATCGTATCAAAATCTTCGATGATTAGCTTATCACCTTCGATCAATTCTTTTAAATTAGCACAACCAACAGCTTTCACAAATCTTGAAGTGGTAACACCTAATTGTGATCTACCTGAGAATCCAGCACTAAGCTGTTGACCACCACGACCCATTTGTGTAGTGGATAATACGTTATCACACTCAAGATCACGATGTAAAACTTCCGCGATTGTTTTACCCACATCATTTGTTTCTACTAAGATATAAGCATTATTATAGGCCTTAGAATATCTGGCAATAATTTCTGGATAAAATGATGGAACTACATTATTGTTTCTATATTTTGCAACAAGTCTATATGGAACCTGTGACACATCTATCACACTAAAAGCAGAATAATCAAGACCAACACCATGACCAGTATCAACCATGATTGCATATGTGTGCTTAAATTCAGGCTGATGATAAATGTCAACACCCCAAGCATCTCTTGATACATTCTTAAAGGCCATAGACCTAAGCTTTGACCCAGAGATAAGGGTGAGTGTACTACCAAGAAACTCAGTTTCAAATTCTTGCTTGAATTGTTCTTCGCTGGTATTGCGAATTGTTTGTTCGCGCCACTTATCATCACGACCTGGTGTATCGCGCCAATGCACTTCAATTGGCACGTATTCACTACGTTTTTCAGTCGCATCAACCCACATCTTGTAATAGTGATTCAGGCCGTTAGGTGTCGATACAACTATGATCTTAGAAGTTTTACCAGAGCTAATCGTAGGATAAACGGATGCAAAAAATTCTTCAGCGATATTGCGTGGTACGAATGCAAATTCGTCAAGAAAGATCAGGTTATATGATCCACCGCGAATCGCGCTAGCTGAAGTTGCAGATGCTAATATCTTTGAACCATTCTCAAGTTCAATATTACCTTTGTTCCATATGACGATACCTTGCTGCATCCACTTTGGTATATGTTCATATGCAAGCTGAATTTTGGCAAGCATGTCTCGCGCAAGACTACCTTTGTTAGCTAGAATGGCAATGCTTTGATTGTCATGAAATAATATCAACCACAACATATATCCAGTAACAGTGGTAGATTTACCTGACTGACGAGGCATCTTACATATCGAGAATCTATTATCTTTAAAGGTGCGAACCATCTTGCGCTGATATTGATATAAACCAAAATTTATCAAACCGCGGTCAACGCTGACAATCTTCATATAATTTTGAATGAAATATTCAGGATCTGTAGCACACTTATGATATTCACGGATTTGATCTTCCGTGAAGTTTATCTTAACACCAGCTTTTTTTAAAGTAGGATTGCCCAGATAATTATCAGACATCAGAAGCTTGCCCGTCTATGATATCTTCCTTGCGACCGTTTATGATTGCTTGCAGATCGGCCGTGCTACCTATGAATACAGCATTATTCACCACTGTGCTAGGACCTGCGGCTTCGCCTCTGATATCTTTATTGCGTTTGTGAATATCGATCAAATCTTTATTTACATCAGATATCGTCTTGATAAGCTGACCTACAACTTCATATGCACGAGGTGAATCAAGGTCTTTTGCCATTGTCAAAAGATTCTCAAGGGCTTCTTTACCCTTACCTATGACATCTTTTAAATTATTTCGTGCTTCTTTATAATCAATTTCAAGATCATCAGAAGTTTCAGTCTGATCTATTATTGCTGGTAAAGTTTCTTTTTTCTGAATTTCTGGTAAATTTAAAGCATCATGTAAATTACTCATTTTTAACTATCCTGTCCAGTTATAGGATCATACTTCACACCTGATGGATAGAAGAATGTATTCGGTGCATATTTCCAATCTGAATTGGCCGCTATTAAATTACGATTTATTGATGCAGCACTATTAGCGGTACCGACTCCGTTAGCAAATAATCCTGGCTGTATAGTAACACGAGATGTTGTAAGTGATCTATCAATTTCTTCATCTGTGATATCGACGGTAATACCATAAAGAGTATTTGCTCTAAGATTAGTATCCATCGAATGGAAATTAAGTATAGTGCGACGAATAATACCACCGTCATTAGCAGGGGTACGCACAGGACCAAAGAACCAACATTTCATTGTAAAATTATATGTGTATATGAGGGCCCTGCGATTCTCATAATCACCCTCATATGTATCTTCTATATTCATACCAGTAAGTATAGTCGGTACATCCATCTTGATACCCATTTCAGGAATCAAGTTTAATGTATTTGTCCACTCGGGTCCAAAATAAGGAAGAATCTGTTCCATAATTTGAACACCATCATCAGCATTTCTTACATAAGAATATAATGAGAAATTTAAATTCCATGGAACTGGTGTACGCTGATATTTAAAAGAGCCATTAGAATTTGTAGAAACATTTCTAGTTAAAGATTGAAGACGACGAGTACCATCATATTCAAATCCAGTTATCTCAAATGATAGCCTAGGTAAAACCGTCTGTGTTTGAGACGTAAGATCGGGATTATCTTTTAATCTAGCTAACCATTTTTCTTTAGGACTATATGAAATAGGTATTCCTAAAGTTTGAATTGTTTTGCCTGTAGAATCTATACGACTGACTGTCATATCATTAAACATGTTACCAAAAGTGATAACATATTTTCTAAGCGTCTGATGATAGAAGGAAGAGCCGAATATTGGCATGATTAATACCTATCTATCTCGCTAAATGGGTTACGCTCGCTGAAGTCTACGTCTATAAATGATTTCTGCGTAAATAGCTCATTATTTGCAGAACCTGATATATTTTCTAAACGGAATTCTTGAACTATATAACCACCATCTTCAGATACCATAATATCTGAATTTTCCATTAAATAATTATAATTTAAGATATCTTGAGTTAGTCGGGTTTCAATTATATCAATATCATTATTGCCGGTGTCAAGACGTTCCGAGCTATAACGGAATAGTTCACAGGTCATTTCATATGTGTATAACTTGCCGTGTTGATAAAAGACGCGCTCATGCTCGACAAATTTTACTTCATAGATAGCGCCGTTTCCATTGTTTATAAACGGAATATAAATCAAGTCACCTTCAAGAGGCCGCGATGATGAAATAGAATAACCATTTGCGCTGCCAGATTCCAAAAGATAGTTATCAGTATTTGATGAATAGATTGCAGGATTATCTTCAGTAAGATATGCATTTCCAACTTCATCAAATAATTTTTCTGTACGAATTTGATCCCAACGCCGCCTGGCCATTGTAAGAGTAATCTGATCACGAATTTCCAGATTGAATTTGCTAAGAAAATCACCCTCGCCTTGAAAATTCTCAAGGTTATTGACATAAACTTCGATGGGTACTGCTAGATCAAATTTTGATAGAGGATCTTCACCAAATTCTTCAATCTCATTGAATATGGTACGTGGCATATATTGCACATCAACACCATAAATTTTGATCGCCTCGACGGTTAGATCATCCTCTACCCTTTGCTCTCGTCCATAGCTATAGTTGCGAAAATATTTGTTTGTGGCCATATCAATTCATCATATCCATGACGGGTAAGCTATAGCCACTATTCATTTCTTTTTCAAGAGCATTGATTTCATCATTAGCTTCATCCCAAATTTTTTGGCCGTTGAATTTTACACCACCAGGTAGATTCATACCCTCAAATTTCTTTAGGTTTTCACCCCATTGCTTTTTGATAAGAGCTGATGCATATTTCTTTAACCACGGATCTGACCAGACATCGCTGAAGGCCTCAGAATCAAGTACACGATAGCAATCGACAATTACATAATCATCAACCTTGACATCTTTGTCCCATTTCATATCGACATATAAACGATTGTTATGACGATTAAATCGAATTGGTTTGCTGCCAACAAAGATCTGTTCTAGTTCTTCAATATGACGCATACCCATAACATATGGTACATAAGTCGTACTTGTGAAATCAAACAAGTCATTCAAATGAATTTGATATCGCACATTGAATAGATTTGATACGCTAGATG